TCGCAGCACAAGAGCAGCTCTTTGCGAAGTTTCAGTCTCGCTCCATACCAATCCAACACTGGAGCAAGTACCTGATGACTCCCAAAGAGCTGTCTCTCCTTTTCGCAAAGTTCGAAGAATCAAAGTCAGTACTCCAGCAAATCGCCTCGAATGATCTGGGCGAAAGCGGGGACATAGCGCGCAAACAACTTGGAATCCAATGAATCAATCAAATATCGACCGCGCCAGAGCATGGCTTCGTAACACCCCCGGTGCCGTCAGCGGACAGGGCGGTCATAACGCAACCTTCGCAGTAGCTACCGCTCTGGTGCATGGATTCGAGCTGTCGCGAGGATCGGCTGAAGCACTGCTATCCGAGTACAACGAGAAATGCTCTCCACCGTGGAATGCCTATGAATTGGCCCACAAGGTGAATCAGGCAATGACCGTGACGCACGACAAGCCGCGTGGCTGGCTCTTATCCGCTCAATCGGGCATTGGGCAGGGCGGCAATCCAATCTCGCCCACCGGCAAGTTCGTCGTTCGCACGATCCAAGCGATGCCGGAACCTCCGTCGCCGTTTACGACAATCGACTTCCTGAAAGCCTGCTTCGAATCGGACGAAGTTGTCTGCATCTGCAACGACATCATTTTCGACGAAGAGGGTCGAGGTAGGCCAGCCTCCAAGGGTACGTTCCTCAAGCGCGACGAATGGATTAAGAACCACTTCACGCCGCCCATCAGCGCCATGTGGAATGGCAGCGACAGCAAGGGTGCATACGTCCGCATCAATCCATGCTTCGACGAGAGCGGTTCGGATTCCGGCGTGGCGAACTTCCGCCATGTCTTAGTCGAGATGGACGAGAAGACGAAAGACGAGCAATGGACAGCGTTGAAGGAGTCGAAGCTCCCGCTATCGGTCGTCATAGATTCCGGCGGCAAGAGTCTGCACGGCTGGGTGCGCGTTGAAGCGGCCAATAGAGAGGAATGGAATGAGCGCCGCGACGTCGTCTATCGCTACCTCGAAAGCATCGGCATCGATCCGAAGAACAAGAACGCGAGCCGGTTCAGCCGTCTGGCCGGTGTAATGCGCGATGGCAAGGAGCAGAAGCTCTTAGCCGTCAACGTGGGCGCAGTGAACTGGGAAGCGTTCAAGGACGACATGGACGCGCAGGACATGCCGATGGAGTTCTCGATAGACAGCATCATCGAGTACGATCCGCAGAATGATCCTGACAATCTGATCGGCGATAGATGGGTTCGGCGCGGATCTTCACTTCTCTTTGTGGGGCAAAGTGGATGCGGCAAAAGCTCAATGGCCGCGTATCAAGGTCTGAAGTGGGCGTCCGGCGAAGCTTGGTTCGGCGTAAAGCCTGTCCGTGCGCTAAAAGTAGCTTACATTCAGGCGGAAAACGACATCGCCGATCAGCATGATGCGCTCAAAGGCGCTGCTCAGATGACCTTCGGTAAGGAGAACTGGGAGCGAGGTCTTCGGAGCGCGAACATGTTATTCTTCCGCGAGACAGTTAGGACTGGCTCCGACTTCGCGACGATGCTCCGCCGACTCGTTCGCAAGACTAAGGTCGATGTGGTTTATATCGATCCTCTGCTCTCCTACATGGGCGGCAATCCATCGGATATCGAGGTCTGCGCGAACTTTACGCGGCACTTGCTCCAGCCGATTATGATGGAGACAGGCGTAGTCCTGATTCTCGTTCATCACTTTCCAAAGCCCAAAGGTCGAGACGACAAACCGGAGAGCGTGGCAGAGATGGCCTACTCAGGATTCGGATCGTCGGACTTAACGAACTGGGCCAGAGAGGTGATTGTGATGAAGGAAGTTGGTTTCAATCAACCTCGACAATTTATGCTCGGAATGGCGAAGCGAGCGGATCGTTCCGGCATGACGGACAAAGATGGAAAAGTCACCGGATCGATTATGATCCAGCGTGGCACGGGCGGCGACATCTCATGGAACTACGCAGATCCGCAGAAGTTCGTCGTCGATAAGGAGTCGGCCAAGAAGCCGTACGTCAAAGGACGCTATCCTAAGCGTTAGACTTGCGCTCAGCGCGGCGACGACCTTTCGCAGCGAGCGATTGGAACTTCTCCTTGCCGAGCTTCTTACGACCAATGTAGGCCGCAAGAGCGCGAGGATCGCGAACGCCCTTCTTCTCAAGAGAGCCGATAAGCTTCTCGTAACGACCGCCACCACCAAGTTTCATCTTGTCCATAAATTCAAATAGGGTTTGAGGTTAAAACCGACAGAACAATCGCCAGAATCCAAGCGGCGCAGCTCCAAAATTTAGGCGTCGTCTTGTCCTTAGCCTCCGCACAGTTCATCCGCGCACGGAAATTCTTTCGACGCTCAGGATTCGACTTCTTGATCGTCATATCAGGATCGCCGAAGCGAACGATGACAACCTTGTTCGCCGGATTCTTAACGTACACCGCGCTCTTCTTTCGCTCACCCGGCGTGTAGAAGGGTTTGTTCAGCGTCACCTTCTTGCCCTGATAGGTGTTACCTTTCTTGGAGAGGGAGGTTTTCATTAGTCGCGGCGACGGGTTTGACGTTGAGCTTCACGCATCTGCTTCTCTTCGATCTGGCGCTCTTCTGACTGCATCATTGCCTTGTCGGTTTCAAGCTTCAAAAGTCTCGACCAATTTCTATTGAAAAGATCAATTTGATCTTGAGTGAGCTGATCGATTGGAGTGCTTACCGTTTTCCCGTAAGTTGGTGATTGGAGCAATTTTCCAACCCCAGCTAACGTCGCCTGACCAACGGAACTAATAACTAATTTCCTGCCAACAAATCCAAGAAGACCAGTGCCAAGCGCAGCTCCCGGTCCGCTTGAAAGATATGCTCCTCCGGTAGCCAATGTGGCCAATGCCGGGACGATTGATTTCTTAACAAGGCTGTCCTTGTTGTCCATAACCTTTGCCAACTGATCCGCAATGGTGCTAATTTTTTCTACGCCTCCATCACCAAACAGTTGAGAAACGATGGCGTTGTATTCACCCGGAGAGTCTCCGCCTGCAATCAACGATTTCATCTTGTTGGTATCGATTGATTTTTTACCCTGAACAAGCGACTCGTTGACGATCCTTCCAAGCAGAATGTTCTGAAGATCTGCCTGAAGTTCCGGTCTGCTAGATTTGATCGCGGCAACAAACTCTTTAGTCCTAATTCGAGACGGAATGTCTCCAGAAGACGATTTTAAGAAATCAATAATTTCACCCGGCGGAACATTTACATCGTCAAACCTGCCAGTCTTTACGGTTCTATTTGCCAGCTTTTCAAACTCGGAAACTTTTTTAGCAGACTCAGTGACATAGTCGTTCAAGTCTTGAAGCATGGATTTTGCGTCAGGATTTGAAATGATTTGAGCCACCTCCTCGTTATCCAACTTTGCCCCGCTATCAACCTTGGCTTTTATGCTTATAAGTAAATCTCTAAACTCCTTTGGCTTCGCAAGAACTCCAGTCAGGGGTCTTTCGCTTTTTTGAAATTCTGCAAGGCGTTTGGTTACACCAGCTCCTTCTTTTTCTTTTTGTGAAATCTCCTTTCCGGTTTCAGCAATTTTACCGCGCAACTCAGCGGCTTGCTGGGACGGCTCAGCTAAAACACCTTTAAGCTCAAAATCTTCGTTTTTCTTTTGAAACTGAAAAAGCCTTTTTTTAATTTCCTTCTTTTTTTCGGAGTTTTCCTTTAAAAGATCTTCAGCTCCTGTTACGTTTTTTTCAACGTCTTTAGCAAGACTTTCGGATTCTTTTGTTAAATCGGTAAATTGCTTTTCAAGTTTTGAGCCTTCATCAATTAAAGACCCATACTTTGCGGCAACATCTTGAATTTCTCCAAATGCTGGGAAAAACTCTTCAACAACATTTCTTGAAATGCCTTTGTTTTTACCAGACTTTGCCTGAGTCAAAGCATTAAGAAAATCAGTCGGCTTTTCTCCTCGAATCTGATTGTAAATAAAATCTTTTAAAATTGGTTTTGCTTCTGTTTCCCACTTCTCCGCAAATGCCTCTTTCAATATTTCAAGAGTAGTTGATCCTTGTGGGCCAATAATTGCCGCTATGGATTCTGGTTTTCCTCCTCCTTCTCCAATATCCCTAAGAATCTTATTTGCAAACGATCCTTTAACCCTTCTCATGGCTTCTGAATGCAGCTTGTTCTCTTGTTCAAGCGCAGCTTTAAGCGGTGGATACTTTTCGAATGCAGCAGTTATTTGATCGTTTATGTAGTTTAATTCTCGCCAGCTTTCAAAGGTTCCTTGTTGAACCTGAGCATTAAAATTAAATTGTCTATAAATTTGAGAGCGTATTAAACGAAGATCTTCTAAATTTTTAGTCTCAAGAACAGTATCTCCATTTTTATCTTTTCTTCCTAAGTCAACCTCAATTGTTGCTTTTTTTAAATCTGGTCTAATTTTATCAAATCCTTTTTTTGATCGAGCATCAAGTTCGTCTACGATCTTATTCCAGTTTTCTCCAATTACGCTTCCAGCTTCAAAAGAACCAACTGGCTTTGAGGCAGCAAACCTTTCATCAAAGCCATTTTCAATAGCTTTAATCTCTTCTTGATTTCTGAAAATTTGAGCTTCAATTCTTGTGCGATTTGCAACATCTGAGGCTGCAAGTTCAGACTTCTGCTTGTTCAATGCCCTTATCTCGCCAACAAGATCTTCAGATTCAAGCTGAAGACGGTTCTCTGCCCTTCTAGCAAAAGCAACAGCCCTGCTATTTCTTTCCTCAAGTATATCTTGGGATTTTTGCTCAGCATCGGCCATCTGCTGTTCAAGGCTGGTTTTTTCAGACTTCAACGCTTCAACTTCGCCAGCAATCTCTTTCTTTTTTCTGGCTGCTCCAGCGGCTGCTCTTTCGCTTCTTTTTGAAAGAAGAGAGTCAACTTTTTGAGTAGCTTTTTCTATAAGAAAATCGGACTGACGAAGAACAGATTCGATAACAGCAGGATTGATTTCTGCATTACCAGAAACACGTTTCAACTCTCCAACAATTGCTTGAGTCAAATCATTTCCAGAAAGACCGGAAGCGCGACCTTGTACAACTGATTGCGTCAAAAACGAATAAACATTGTCTGCAAACTGATCAAATTGTTCCTGACTAGAACCAGAAAACGACGGAGTGTAAACAGCATCTGCAACTTGACGAGCAAGTGCAGGGTCAATTCCTGCTTCATTTCCAAGTTCTTTTCTGATAGAATCAGCCCTTTCAGAAAGAGCTTTTTGAACAAACGGGCGATTAAACTCACCCACAAAGGCTGGAAAGTTAAAACCAGATCTTTTAGCGGCACCTACTCCACGCACTACCCCGGATAAACCCGGAAACAAAAGACCTCCAGTTAGAGTTCTAAGCGCAATTTCACCGCCAGTAACGTCTTCTCCTTGCGCTTCAATTCCAGCTTGAGCGCCAGATCTTGCTCCGCCGTATCCAACTTCTTTAAGCGCCTGAGCTTTAATCGAAGCTTGTTGGCCAACCCCAGTTTCTGAGGTCAGCGCTTTTTTTAAACCTTTCCCAGTTCCTTCTTTTGCAATTCCAAATGTAGGAAGAGCCTCAGCGGCAATTTGATATGGCCGCATTTTTTCTGGCTCTGCAAGTTGAGCTAAACCTTCAAGAGCAACATTAGCAATCATCTCGCCTCCAAGCGTTTGCGCGCCGGGAACAGCCATCAACGCAAGCGGACCACCATATCGAATTGCGCCTCCAAGAACTTTGCGTCCTCGTTTGTTCTCAAAATTTACAAGGAATTGCCTTTCTTGATCCGTGAAGTCTTCATCAGCCATCGGCTCATAATTGCCTTCGACGTATTTTTGAAACTTCTTTGCGCTGTTCTTTCCGAGATAAAAACTTGCTGCCTCAACAAGCGAATCTGGAGGCGGCAATTTTGAACCATCAACAGCAGCTTTTAATGCCGCAGGAGAGCCAGCTTGCAAAAGCTGTTCGTCAGCATTTTTTGGAGCAGCAGTCTGCTGAAGGACTGGCGCTGCAATTTGATCTGCTTGGTTGCCAGCGGAAAGTTCCTGTTCGGTAATTTCTCTAAGAGGCATGTTTATTCCTTGATGAAAACTTTGTTTCCGACACGAACGCGAGCGCCAACAGGAGCGTACGTTTCAGCTTCTTCCATTGAATTGAAAGTCTGAATGACGGGTTCTGCCGATTGAGCAGAAGCTCCCGATTGTTGGCCTCCAGATTTAACTTCTTCAAGCGCAACAATTCCAAGCGGAGATTCCATTCTTTTAATAGAATCCGAGAATAAACGCCTGGCGTTATCAAGCTTTCTCCTGAATTGCTCTGGATTTAATTTTGAAAAATCGGCATTTAAAACTCTTCCTGCAATTGCTTTGTCCGTGTCGCTTTGAACGCCTTTTTCGTTCAAAAGACTGCGAGAAACAAGAGACTTCAAAAGTTCTATAGAGCCTTCAATTTCAATCTGATCTTGATTAAGCCCAAGCCCAATACCTGAAAGTCCAAGAGATTGAGTTGCAGACTGAAAACCAGAACCTAATCCAAATGCGCTTTCAATTTGATCGTCTGTAATCTTGTCAATTTCACTGATAGCCGTATTTGCAGCCCTTATTCCGCCAATCAAATCCTGCCTAGTCTTTGCTGGTATTTCGGGTTTCAACTCAATTTCTCCATAGGGGCTAATTGAAACATCCTTGCGAAATTTTGTAGCTTGAGCCTTAAGAAACTGAAACGCCTCGTTTTTATTTTCAGGAGAAGCCGCTTTCCAATCTTCAACAGCAGCTTTAAGAGGATCACGTTGAGAAAGTTTTGCTTTCTGTGCTGCCGCCAACCCTTTGATTGCCGCATCTTTAGCGTTTTGATCTGCGGCAGGAGCGGCCAAAATTGCCTCTGGGGTTCCAAGAGCCATCAATGCTCTGACCTCTTTGGGGAATTGCTCAGCCTGCTTTGCGGTAAAAATCGAAATAGCTTGAGCTTTAACCTCTGGGGTTTCAGACGATGAATTGATTGCGGCTACACTTCCATAATCAGCAAGCTTTGATGCCTTTGAAAGATTTTGGCTTCCTTGAATCTTTGGGCCAAGAATTGAATAAATCTGCCTTATTTTTTGAGGATCAAGATTTCCATACTGATCAAGACCATTGTTGTTATCCCAAAGAACATCATACTGATTATTTTCCTCGGCCCATTTGTTTGCAATGTTGAGTTGGCTGGCTAAAGCGCTCTTGCTTGCGGCTAAACCTTTCATAAGCTTTGAACGCTCGGAATAATCATCAAGCTGCTGACGATACTGGTTTAGAATTGCTTGATTCTTAGCCGACTTAACCGGCCTAAAAGTCGGGAACGGCGCGTTTGGATTTATAAAAAACGTATCAACCGACTGAACATTGTAGTTCATGTTGTCAACGTCAGCCAAATCGTCTTCTTGATCTTTCATCGCACGACCTAGCGCAAACGTCTGAACCTTATTCTGAAGATCGGCCTGACGCTGCCGCATCACTTGCTCCGCCGTCTGCACCTGCAATTGCTCCATCATCCGCTTCTGCGTCTGTGCGCGGTCGTAGAGGCTTGCGCCTAGCTCAAATGCTTTAAGAGTTTCGTCGGCCATAAATCAAGGTCTGTAATTGGTTGCGCCGTATTCTGAAAACAAGTTTTGACTCTGATATGCAGGAGCCGCCGACGGCGTATTCATCCATGCGCTGTACGTCGATCCGGGAACCGACGCCGATGGAGTTGGCGCTGACAACGACTGCTGCATCTTCGCCCCGCCGTACATTCCACCAGCAGAAGAAATCGCGCTTCCAAACGCCGCCATCGTAGGATCTGGCATTGCCGCCACTTGAGCGGCGGTCATGTCGCGATTGTACTGGGCGGTTTGCTGCTGCTGCATCGCTCCAATGCGTTGACCGGGGGTGATGAACATGCTGCTGATCGAGAACGGTTGCGCCATTCCAAACGTCCGCTGCTGCTGGATAAAGTTCTGCGCTTGAGCAAGACCTTGATTCTGAATCTGCATCGCTGTCAGACCAAAGTCGCGAGCGAGCAAATTTGTTCGAATGCCTGACGCATCTTTAAACCCTCCACCAACCGCCCGACCAGCGACAGCTCGTTGAAGCTGCGATTGAACATCTTGATCAACCTCGCCACGCAATCTTGAGCCAATAGTCTTTCCAGCCTGCGAAATTAGTTGGTCATAACCGGGAATTGCACGACGAAGCTGCGCCTCAAGCTGTGACTGCTCGGCGGCAGTCGTCTTGGTGGCCAATTCAGTCGCCGATTCCAACGATCCAATATTCTGCTGAATCGCCTGCTTCTGCTCTGCCGCAAAATCAATCGGCTTGAACGCCGGAACCTTTGGCTTGCTGCCCTTGCTCAGCAAACCGCCAATAAGACTTGATCCACCAGCGATTGCTGCCGCACCTAGAATAGCTCCCATAAATTAAAAAACCTCCTTCACAAGACGGTTGCCGTTCTCAATCGAGAACACCTTTTCAGGTTCGTGACGTTGGATGTTCATGGTAACAAGTCGAACGGCCTTTTCCTCAGGAAAAGCTCGCTCGTTATGAAAGCAATGAACCCATATCCGACGCAAAGTATCCACCTTAAAAAGTTCTCCCTCTTCGATTGTCATCACGCTATGCGACGCTGCCCATTTGTCGGCGTACTCGCGAAGCATCTGAACCGAAGGCAAATGAACCTCGTAACCAAAACGCTCGGTGCATTCTTTGGCCGACGATTCCGCGTCCTTCTTGACGTACACCTTGACCGAGTCATGCACGATAGCCTTCGGAAGATATCCGTAGGTCGAGCAATCAGCGACGTACTTGTAACGGTTCCGGTAATCTTCAATCGACTTTTTCCAGTTTGAGTCAGTCGCACCCTGCTCATGTAGGCCAATGCAATCACCCTCCAACGAGAAAAGGACCGACATGAATGCCGATCCGAATCGTGGCAACCCGCAGATTTGAAAGAGTTTACCGTTCATTTTTCATGCACAAAGATGTCCAAGCCGCCGTTCGAGCTAACACAAAGATGGCCGACTCTGAACCGTGAATCATTCCTAGTTCGTTGCAAATCACTGCGCTGTAAAGAGCCGCATTCGGATGAACGTCTTTTCCGACTTCTTTCATCCAGCCATGAAGCTGATTGATGCGGTCGTTCGCCTTCTTGAAGTCCACCTCAATAATCTCACGCACCCGACTCCACGCTGGGTCAATGCTGTCCTTGAAGAACGAGTTCCCGAAACCGGGAATCTTCATGCCAGACAATATGGCCGACTTCAAAGATCGCTCGTCGAATTTCTCGTAAACGAATCGAGCAGGACCAATCGGACCATGAGCATCGCCAAGCGTGAGGATAGCGGAAGCAATTGCGTTGGTTAGCTGCGCGCTACCAAAGAAAGCGTTAACCGCAGCGCCGGAACTAGCGTTCTGATTGTTCCGAGCCGCCATGTCGTGCGCGTCAAAAACAGCCTGAAGCAACTCCAGTTTCTTTGGAGTCACTTCTTCCAGCGCAAAGTCGATGTTGAGTTTTAGAACCATTGGGAGAATCCACCGCCGTTTAATCCGACACCGACCATACGGATCGTAGCAACTGCGTCGCCTAGGTACTGCATGGTCTGCTCTTGCACAGCCTGAACAGCCTTGGCTTCGTAGGCCACTGCTTCCTGAATCAAATCGTTTTCCTCCTTACGAATCGCCATGACCATCAGCTTGATGGCATCAGGACTCGGCGGAATGAGGTAGTCATTGACGCTCGTCGCGTTGATATGGCGCATCTTCGCCATGACCGTCACCGGCTTATCCTCGTCGTTGTTGCAGCGATCCGTCAGGTAACTGCGACGGTACTGCGGCAAGGTTTCATCAGGGTCGTAAACTGCCAGATCAAGCTCCAGCAAGGTCGTCGCATTGTATTCGTACAACCGGCTCGACGTGTTGGTTGCCTGACGAATGACGCCGGTCAGCGATATGAACTTCTTGGTCGATTGAACGTACGGAAGAGCGAGGGTCAGCTTCTCGCCGTCAATCCATACGCCACCGGACAGCGTGCGAATCCATTGCCCGTTCTGATCGACACCTTGCAGGGTGATGGTCTTGCCAACGTCAGAAGCGTCGCCGGGATAGACTCGGATGAAGCTATTCGTCTCGCCGGACATGTCGCGGTAAGAAACGACGGTGCCACGATCCACAAGCTGCTTGCCGACGCACCCGCCATTGTTCTCTCCGAGCAATCCGTATCCAGATTCCTGAAATTCAAACCATTGATTGCGAACCGTTCCTACGCCGCAGCAATCAGCGACGGACTCGATGGTTTCAATATGACGCGGCCAAGTGATGCACCCGCCAACCGTGTGGATAGTGAAGCGTCCGTACGCGCCTGCCCACAGCCCCTTGTGCAGAAGCCGTCGGCACGCCTGATTGATGTAGTCGTAAACGCGAGGGTCATCGACGCAGACGCCGACTACACGGGCGATTGTCGAGCGAATGTCCTGAACGATTAGCTTCATTTGGTGTAATAGACTCGGATGGTTCGCTTGATGAAGTAAACGCCGTAGAACGGAGGAAGGTTGTTGTGGCCGACAGCATTCTGGGTATCGTTTCCGGTCTTGTCGGCAGTGGTAGTTCCGATATCACCAGTAGTGATGTTTGGTCCGCTTCCGCCGCCACCGCTTCCAGCAGCACCTTGAAGGATCTGCGTGGGGTACGAACCGAGTCCACTCCAAGACTTGTTGACGAGGTAATAATCGTCGTTTGCGGGAGCAATTAACTGAGCGACACCGTGAGTGTGTTCGTTGAACGGAGTCTCTGGAACCGTCAGCGTGTGCTTGTCCTCGCCAACGATTGATGTCGATGTCGCCTTTCCCTGAACAACAACCGCGCCGCTCGCAACAAACGCTCCAACACCGACCGGGAAGCGAGCCTCAAACTCAGTGTCAACTTCCCACATTGGACCAGTTGTACTTGTCGCCGTAGCCGTTCCATCACCGCCGTCGTACGAGAGAAGATCGGTAGTCGTTCCTACAAAGATGCGACGCTCGTTTGCCGCCGTAACTGGGTTTTTACGAAGCCAGAATCCTTGATCGAAAATCCACCACTGCCCATCCTCATCAAGCCACGGATAAATCCGATTGTTGATCGCCGGATACGTCGGTCCAAAATTGAAGAACGAGTTTCCAATCGTGCTGTTGAAAACGGCTTGCGTGCCTCCGATGATATCGTTGGCCAAGTTCTGGTAGTTCAACGGACAATAACTCACCGGAAGACTTGGAGGTGTAAGCGTGATTAAGGTTAGGTTTGGCATACTATTCCGATGTGTAGGTAAACGGGTTTACGTCGCAAGCATCAAGAGTCTTGCATCCTTCGAAAACAAGGCACTCGCCCACCGCAGGTTCTTGAACGTCGTAAGCGTGAACGCGGATGCTCTTGATGCGACAATATCCCGTAACTGTCAGGCTCATTTGAACCTCGTACATATTTCGAGTCGGGGTGCTAATGCTCGAATTGCACGGGACATCCGATGGAGTCGGCAGGCGCATCTTCGGCCTGTACTGCGGCTGAAAATTGACCAGCGGACAAGCGGGTTGGCACTGCAAAGTTGTCGCGCATTCAGCCCAGTCTGCCCACTCAATCCATCCGGGGTACTGATCGGGTCGATACTCGACATTGAAAGAAGCGTCTCCGTCCAACGAATCAATGAAGATGTCGCCCGAATCAAGCCGCTTTAATCCAAACGGAATCTCGAAGTTGTAGGCGCGAGTATGAACCAGCCACTGAATCTCCTTCTTTCCGTCAGCAATGTTGTTGTCAAACTTGTCGCCCTTGCTGATTTCCCAAATCTGGATTGTTCCGTTTTCGCCGCGAGCAATCGAAAAGCATCTGTCACCGTAAACGCTCTCCGTCTTCAAAACCTGCAACACATCGAGTCCAGTCCAGATTCCAGCCCACGCGGGAGGAAACTTTTTCCGCATCGACGTAATCAGGTCGAAATCCAAAACCATCAGCGCCTTATGAATAACACCTTCGGCATTATACCGAGGCTGTCCGGTCATCAGCAATCGATTATCGAACACGACCGCAGATCCAGACCACAGAAGACTGGTTTGATCGTTCTCAGCGATGTTCAGAATCTCACCACTGATCGGGGTATTTCCCCAATCGTTGAACGAACGTCTGGCGATAATGAATGAGCGAACACCATCGACTGCACGATAAAACACATCACCGTTGACCGTGATGGCTGAACGCGCACCCAACGCTCCACTAGTCAGCAAGCTAATGGCCTGAATCGGATAGTTCAGATTCTTCCAGACATCACGATCAACCGGAGCGTTTATGCTGAAAACGTATCGTGGCGTGAAGATGAGAAGCGGTCCTTGCCCCAGCGACGTATCTGGATTGCCGGGGACGGCCATTGCTGTGATGCCTCCTGAATCCGACGGAACCGCAAAGTCTCCGCCTTCGTTAAGGAAGGTGTTCTCGGTTTCTTTGAGAACACTCGCTCGCGTACCATCTCCATAAACGATGTCGGTTGCTCTAAATGAGAATCCATTCGGAAGCGCGTACCAGATACGTCCGTTGACGTAGGCCATTACTCTTCCGCATTTGATTTCGTCGGTGGTTGCGCGGCGCAAGCTTGATCCGTTGAAGATCAGCGGTGCGCTCTGACCATCTTGAATGACGACGAAGTTCTCCGCCTGAACCATCCAGCCATCGAGTATGTTCGATGGGTTCTCAAGATTGGGCGAAGCTGAAAGGTTCTGAACGCTGTTTTGAAGGCAGTCGTAAAGCCACACTTTACCACTGATTAGCATCAGAATGAACGTCGCTCCGTTGTCGCCGATGTATGGGAGCGCACACTGGAACACGCCGGTCAAATTGCTCGAACCGTAGCACTCCTCGGAGTAGCCGTCCGCCGTGACATTGGTTTGATCCGCAGTTACGAGTGTGCTGTCTGCCGTAATCGACAAGCATACGTCGTAATCTTTCTGGATGAAACCGGGTCGAGGAGAGATGAATCCCTGCCGAAAGCTGGCGTTTACCGCGAAGGCGACCTGATTCTTATCCACCTCAGACGGCATCACACCAGCGTCAATGCCACCCTCAAAGGTGACAGACCCATCCGTGTACCGCCGTGGTGCGCGTTCGCTCATGGCTTAAGCCTGAATCCGTTGGACAGAGAATGAGGAGC